CAGTTTCAAATTGTTCCCGCTCAAAGTTCTGCCGACCAATCCTAATCAACTGCTCATCATAAGCTAACAAGTCACGAATAACTAAAGCTGTTCGCCTGACCGCTGTATTCATGTTAACGCTCTTTTAGTTTGTTCCGCGATTGCTTCCGTATATCCGTAAAGCTGATAATCACCTGCATCAATTATCTTGAAATCAGAACCGTTAAATTTAATCATCTCGCCCAGAAATACCTGACTTGCTGCATGTATCTGAATATATTTAAGTGACCAGTCAATATCAGCGGCGTTTAAATGCTCTTTTTGTGCGGGCTGAATCACAGCATCAATAACGCGAGCTGTTACAGTGTCCACTTCAACGAAATCAACAGTTGACTTAGTTATTGTCTTGACAGTGTAAGGCTTGACCCATGATGCTAGAACGTCTGAAATATCAGGAAGCATCACGCACCGCCCACGTTATTGAACCACGCAAAGTTCCAGTATCAATCAATGTCTGTGACGAACCTTTGGCTTCCTTCGTGCTTGCTTTAATATCCTGCCACCGTCCGTATCCCATAGTCGTGAACGCGCCTTTGCTGTAGTTTGATGCAATAGCTCCTATCCTGCCTAGCGCGACAGCTGTCTTTTGTCCGTTCAAAACTGATTCAAATTGTTTTGCTATTGCTTTGTTTATCTCTTTCTTATTCACAATGAATGGAACACGCAAAAAAGAACGCTGCGGAATATTGCCATAACCATACTCATGCCTAGCACCGACACTTAAAATTGTCATGCCATTACCATACACTTTGCCGCCGACTTTATCAGACGGCAATCCAACATCAACCGAAGCCCGCGATAGCTTATGAAGTTTATCAGCCATCTTCTTAGTGTGTTCTAAAAATTGCTTAGGGTTCATACAGCAACACCGCCAAACTGATGCGCAGTCAAAAACAAGAATCGTTGTCCGTATTTTGTCGAGCTTAAAAAGTCAGCCAGAGCACCTGCGCGCGTTGATTGTGCATAACTCACAGATACGCTACCTACTGATTTACTTTGTTCGTTTTGTGCGGATGCGCTACTCGTTCCGATTTCCAAAACAAGCAAATGCGCCACCAAATTTAACACAGCTTCTTTATTGAGTGTATAGTCCTTATTATAATAAGAAGCCCACACAGGCTCAATTACAGGCAGATATACATCAACATCAGCCGTAGCGAATGCAGGAAACCTAGCCTTAAAATCTGTAATTAGTGGCACTTATTAGCCGCGTGACAATACGCCAAGCTCAACGGCGCGTCCGATTTTCTTCATTAGAAGCTCATTCTTCAAGTCTTCATCAGTCAATGTACAAGACTCGCCAACTGCGAGCATGATATGATTGATGCAGCGTTTGTTGTTTGAAGTGTTCACGATAATATTACTGCAATCAGCTTCAACTTCAACTTCTTCAACTTCAACTTCTTTAGATGCTGCAACTCTCTTTCTTCGTGCCATTGTATGCTCCTTAATTTTTAGATGGAAAGCTAGGCGGCATTACACCACCCAGCTTATAATCCTACAAGCCTGTTAGAATATAACCAGCCGTATCTTCCAAAACATCCAAACCACCAATGCGATATTTACTATCAACGCGGAAGTCAAAAGACCCTTGTCGGATGATTTCACCAACTGTTAATGGAGTCGGGATGCGCATTTTCATGGCTTCGCTGTTTGTTGAATATGCAACGGTATGAGATACACCAGCACCACCAGCTGCATCTGCGCGGAATGTTCCACGGAATTCAACGCCTGCAAAGTTTGCCTTCAATGCGCTCAATACGCTGGATGCGCCGTTTGCTGTATTTAAGATAGTCACTGTTAATGTATTCAATACATAAATAGGCATATCAACTTTATCTGCCATATATTCGGGCGTGTTGTTCACTGCGTTATGCTGTGCAATAAGCAAGCCAGCAATATCATCATACATTTGCTGTGCAGTAAGCGCACTAACCGCGCCTGTGGCAGCGGCAGAAGTAAATCCCGCATGGTTCAATAAACCTGTAGATGCAGCGACATCAGGAACGCCCAAGTAACCAATTTGGTCAACTTCGCGCAGATAAATGCGGTTATGTGCTGAAATATAATCAGACACAAGATTGATATTCTGCAAGTCAGCTTCTTTCACTTCTGAATCAGTCCAGATTGAATGTGATTCACGTTCGACAACTTTCATGCTGGACTCTTCGCCAGTCATTGAAATCTTGCCTTTATTTCCAGACGCATCTCCAGCGGTTGAGAAGCCACCCAATTCCTGCTTACGCAATGATTGGATGATTCGAGCATAGCCGCCTGAATTGTCAGCAACAATGCCGCTGTTTACAAACGACAGCTCTGGATATTTCTTCTCAAAGATTTGAGGATCAACAGCTGTTAAGTTACGCGCTAAGATTGAACCAGCATAAGCGTCTGAAAAACCTGTTTTCTTTCCCGAATCTTGAAACTTTTGAAAGCTATCAAGGTCATATAGATTGCCAATTTTCATTTTAAATGCTCCTTATTATTTCAAGCGCACAAGCCAGACATTAGGCTTGATCTCTTGGATGAATTCTGCACCTGTAGCGATGTCAGTATTAGTTGCTGTGGCTAGACCATCGTTAGCATCACCGAGGTTGGATGCATAAACAGCACCAAATTGGACAGGGGTTTCACCAGCCTTAACATCAACAGTCACCAAGCCTTCGCGCATGTACTCAATTTGTGAATAGATTGTGTTATCAATAGCCGAGCCCGATGTGACGGGTGCAGAAGGGTTGCGGAGTACTACGCCAGCAATCACTGGGTTTGCACTGCCGCTCATGTTATCAATAGAGCCAGCCGCTAATTTTGCAAAGCGTCCAACATTTAATAGATTTCCGAATACCACCGATGATAAAACAACCTGAATTGCGCCGTATCGTTCACCTGCACCGATGATTTGTGGATCGTTTAGCTGTCCTGTTGCGAATCCCATTTTAAATCTCCTTATCTTTTAATTTTTCAAATGCAGAGGCTGTGCCTTTGTCTGCAAAATCTTTGTAGCTTGCTGCCGAACTTTTTAACATTTTAAATGCAACTGGCAGTTCAGATTCAGTGAATGTGTCAGTTGTTTCAGTTGCCAAAGCATCGCGCATGATTGTAGCAGTGTCTTTGCCAGTGAAGTCATAAGACTCATCAACAAAACGCCGCGCTTTTTCAATAGCCGCGCCATGGGCTTTTACTGCCGCATCTGTAAAGACTTTGGCTTGTTCTGCAACTGCATCAGAAAACTTCTTGTCGTTGTCGTCTGCTTTGTCGTCTGATTCCTCGTCAGTAACTTCTTCCTTTTCGCCAGTGTCATCTTCTTCCATGTCAGCGGCTTTTTCTTTGTCATCAGTCGCTTCTTTTTTGGCAGATTCACCTTCGGGCATAACTGCGCCTGCCGCTGCAACGACTTTCTGTAGTGCTGGCACAAGTTTAGCAAGCTGATCAACAGGGACGGATTTAATCGCCTCTGGCAAACCAGTCGCAAGCTCTACGATTTGCTGGAGGTTTAGTTTGCCTTCTGCATCGAGAAATGCTTTATGTAGTTTCATATCTTCTCCTTCTATTTTTTTATCTAAAAAGCTGCACATTGAACCGCAACGCCCCCTATCAACTGCCGCTAAATGATGCGGTACAATATCAAGCTGTTCAAAGTCATAATTATCATGCGGCACTAAGTCAGCCATGTAGCCTAAAGACAGCTCACGCTTTCCTGCGTCAACCGTAGCTTTCATAGAATCACTTAATAATAGATTGTTTTTAATTGCGATGGTGGTTTTAGTTTCTGGGTCTAATGTGTCAACCATTGCAGCGTCTGACACAGTGCCTCCATCAACAGGTGCTGGAGCATCAAGCGTGACATGTTCATCAGTGATTGGAATGCCTGCCATTTTCATAGCTGTGTTAGCAATGGTCGCAGGGGAGCGATAAACTGTAAACATCTTGTCCGCAGGCTCCATTCCCAGCTCATAGCCCGCATATTCAAGAACGCCGTCACGCACGCTTACCGCTGTTTTTTTAGCTGAGTCATATACTGCTGAATCTCGAAACTCGCCACGGTAGGCTATTTTCTTATTTATCATAGTGCGGTTTATAATCTACTTATTTATATATGTCAATACTTGTATATGTTTTAATAATTAAAATCAATCTTCGGGAATAATGTATTCAGCATAGCACCTGCATTGGAAGTCAATGCCAGGATACAGCCACCTCCCATCTCTCGATGAGTAGAGTCCTTTTGCAATATCGAATACTTTGTCATTTCTATCATCGTGCGAATCTCGAACACGAACGTCGTTAGCAGTGCGCCAGATAGCTTCTGTTATGCCAAGATTCTGAACTCTGATTTTTCCTGTCACCGCGTTGAAGTTGGCAATCTGATTCCTTGCAGTAAACTTAGCATGATTTCTACGTTTCTCTGACATGACTGAAAAGTTCTTCATTACATCTTCGAGTGATCCACCCTGTGCCATTTCTCGCAGTGTGTTAGCTGTATATTCGGACAGCGTATCGTCTCGAAGCTTCTTGACCCATTGCGCGGTCTCAAGCCTTAATGCATTTATGTTTGATTTAAGACCCTCCGTCGCAATTAGTTCAGTGCTTGGTATGCCAACGCGACGCTCAATAAGTTTGTATAGTTCATGCTGGTTTCGCTTGTCAACTTTGGATAGCACGTCTGTGACTAACCGCTCGATGCTATCATCATCAAACTGCCGCAATAACCGCCGATTAGTTTGTTTAGCCAGCTTTATCAATATCTTGGCATAGTTGCCCGTTTGCGCATCTGCGAACTTTTCAACAGTTGACTTATGCAACCCACCTATAACGTTGTTAGCATAACGTTCTGTAATCTCTGACATCATGTAAGAAATAGCGCGGTCAAGCTCTCGCTCGTGCGCTTTTGATGACGTGGGGGACTTGATTAAAGCCTCCCCAGCAGCAGTCAGTTCACGCTTTGCCATCAAATAAAGCCGACTATCTCGGTGGCTGTTGTTCCTGTTGCATGTATGCGTCTGGCTCTACATAGAATATATCCAGCCGCACCCACTACGCTCGCTGGGATGACAACAACATTACCTGCATAGGTTGTTATTTTAACATCACCAGTCACGCCAGCTACAAACGCACGGATAGGACTTGCTAAGTCTGTCACGTCATCGGGTGTGATTAACACAATGTCATCAGATGGTGATTCGAGCTTAGGATCGTGTCTTAAAAATTTATCTGCCATTTTTTATACCTCTTCATTTTTGAACATCGTGCTAAAATCATCAGCTTTTACAATGTCCTTATCTTCTAAATACTGTGCATAATCTTCACCGATCGAAGCCAGCTTGATCGCGTTATCAATCACCTTTGTTTCGTAATCTATTCGGTCGTTCGCTGTCTCGCCCTGATTGTCCCTGAAAGAAATATCGCCTTTACCAAGCTTGCGCATTAGCTCGTTAATTTTGGGCTCCAGATAGTCATCCTGAATGATTTCAATAGCATCTTGAAAAGCTGCTCGCTCTGAATCACCCGAACTATTTAATCCTTTTACGTTTTCCCCGACCAGCATTGATAATGGGATGCTTGTAACCATCGCGAGGCGGCGCAATGTAATCATGTCGGCATCTGAAAGATTTGATATGTTCTGCGACACAACTTCTAAATCGTCTTCTTTGTCAATCAGCCCAGCAGTATAAATGCCCCGAATATCTTCCATTCTACCAAAATAATCAACCATCTCTACATCAGTGCCGTTCCGCATCGCATCTTTAAAGCCTGCTACTTTGTAGAACATTGATGATGCCTTCTCTATGATTTTGGGGGCTGCTCGTTGCACAACACCATCAGCAATAAGCTGATCATAGATTAAATCAAACTCACCTATTCCGCCATAAAAGAAAGCAGGCGCGTCTAATTCAGGCGGCTGGACATATGTAAAATCAACAACGCGCGTATGATGAATGATTGCGCCGCGCACGTTGTAAAATTTTGGCTTGTAATATCGTGCAGATTGTAAATCCCTGTCAATGTCGCCAATCGTCACCATATCGCCACTAAACACACTTAAGAGTGATTTATCAGAGTCAACTACGGCAAGGGGCTTGCTCAAGTCATCGCCTTTATGATGAACTACAATGATGCCGCGACCAAATGCCAACATCCATTTTGATGCCTCTTTAACCTTGTTTTTTAATCGCAAATTAAAATAATCTGAATCGCCGACTGTATCGAATTGGATTGTGTCTTTTAGAGAATATCCAGCCTTGAGCCTGATTATCTTGCTGCCAATACCGGTGCGATATACTTGGCGCAATGTGTTTGAATCAAGCCGCTGTGATTGAAAAGCGTTTGTTGACATTGCATCGCGTCTATTCACTAGACCTGACACAAGGCTCTTTAAACCATCTGTAAATTTACTCATAAACTACCGCCTAAATAATTGCCACGCTAATCACAAAAGCGATCCGTAGTCAATATTTGTATGAATTATAGGGCTGTATGCGATTATGAAAGCGTCTGCTAGATTAGGAGACTTCACACTTCTCTTATCTAAATCGTCCTTGCTTTCTACTTTCACCTTACCCGAACTGTCAAAATCTTTGAACGGCGTGGATAGCTCATCTATCAATGCATCCAAGTAATCGCAATCACTACTAATAGAAATAAGTTCATCATCCCTGAATTTTTGCTTCTTCGTGATTGCATTGTGCGTATTTCTGAATCTGTCAGCGACCATCCACCATGCCTGCGCTTTTATGTTGCTAAAAAAATCCTTGTTTTTAACGCCATACTCATAATCGCTGGCTGGCTTATGTATCGCCCCGTTTGCTCTAAACGGCGTGTATTTTATACGCGCCCTAGTGCTCTGGTTTAATTCTTTAAATTTACTGCCAGCAGACGCACCAACGCCTATGCAATCATAGTAAATGTCTGACT